TACCTCCTCGGCTGTGGTCTCGCTCCCGCTGTTGATGCCAGGCACCGTGACGTACACCGAGTCCGCGCGGACGAGGTTCACGACGGCGTCGTAGACCGTCGTCGTCTCGGCGCTGTTCTTGGCGATCATGCGGACCGCCTCGCGCGTGAACACCGTCGCCTGGCCGTAGGCGTTGCACGTTACGGGCTGCGTGATGGCCGTGGTGCAAGCCGCGTCGGAGAACACCGACTCAACGACGAGCGTGCCGGGCTGGTAGAACCTGACCTTCGCCGACGGGACGACGGCCCCGGCCGTGTCGCGGATGCCAAGGGCCAGTTCGGTGATCGGTCGGGACGTCGTCGCCATCAGATCCCCCAGGGGACGAAGCGCACGTCCCCGTGTTCGGTGTCGGCCTGGACCAGGCGCGCCCTGTCAGCCTCGAAGAGCCCCAGGTAGAAGCCCGCCTGCGACGCCTGGCCGTAGGTGGGCGCCAACAGGCCCGTCAGCCCATGCACGAGCGCCTGCGTCCACTCGGGCGGGAAGTCCGGCGTGTTCGCGCCGTCGTCGAAGTCCTGCGCCCGCAGGACGGCCGCGTATTCGATCGTGTCACCGGTTGCTGTCGGAACGGGCCAGAAGGTCACCGAGAACGTCGTCAACGTCCGCTCGACGAGGTAGCGCAGCGGCGTGCGCCCCGTGCTCGCCCGGTCGAGCGCCGCGAACTCGTCCCGGCTCATCGGCTCGAGGATCGTCGGCGCGGTCTGCCCCGACTGCGTGAAGCGCATCGGCTGGTCGATGCCGATGACGTCGGCCGCGAAGTCGCCGAGCGCTCGGGTGTAGATGCTCTTGCCAGCCGTCGTCGTCAGCGTCCGGCGCACCGTGCGCCAGGTGAAGTTTCCCGACGGGTCGATGCTCTTGGCGAGGCGGTTCAGCGCCCGCGCGGCGTGGGTGAGCTGCGCGCCCGTCGGCGTACCGCCGGGCTTGCACGCGCCGAGGTTGGCGAGCGCATCGGCGATGATCTCGTCCCGGTTCGCCTCGAAGTCGGTGGAGCCTGACGTTGCCATGGACTACCTCCACCCCGGGCGCGGACCGAGCGGCCCCGTCGGGACCTCCTGGTCGGGCTTGCGCGCGCTCGCAGCGCTGGCGCGTTCCTTGGCGTCGTCCAGGACCGTCTTGCTCATGTCGCAGGTGCGCAGGCAGTAGAAGTTGCCGTCCCCGCGGCGCACGATCTCGTCGGGGTAGCAGTACGGAAAGCCGCATTGCGAGCACGCGACGAGCGCTTGGCCAAGTTCGAACCGGATCGGCCGTTTGTAGTGCGCCACGCGATGCCCTTTCGGCCGCCCCGCCACTGCTGACGAGGCGGCCCGGGTTGTTACTGTTCGAACCAGCCGGCGAGCCAGTCGATGCGCATCTGGCGCTCGGCCGCCGTCGAGCCGTTGCCGACGCGGACGATGAGCCGCAGTTTCGACAGGTTCGTCGGCGTCACGGTCGTGACCGTCCCGCCGTCGATGCACGCCGACAGCGACCCCGACCCGTTGCACCACATCTCGAACGTGTGGGCCGACGTGTCGATGGCCGCCAGCGCAGCGCCGGTGCCCGCGAGAGCGCCCGAGTGCTGCAGGACGAAATTTGCCGTCGAGAGGTTCCCGAAGACGCCCACACCGATGGTGTTGGAGCCGTCAGAGAACGCCACGTAGGCCACCGCCTGCGCGTCGATCGCCGTCGGCACGGCAAAGTTGGCGCTGATGTAGAACTTCTTCGACGCGAGAGAGCCGCCGATGGCGTTCCCGGTGAAGAAGCCCGCGTAGCGGCTCCCGGTCGAGGTGCTCGACAGCGTCATGCTGCCGCCGGCGGTGTCGCCGGCCGTGAACGTGCCGCTGGACGTGCCCGATCCCTCGGACCACCCCGACGTCGTGTTCGCATAGCCGTTGATGGACTGGTAGAAGTCCTCGAACAACTCCGTGCATCCACGGATCGGGCCGATCAAGTCCTCGGCTCGGTTCAGGATGGCCTCGCGGCGCGTCTGGGCGACGCGCTTGGTGACCACGCGCCATACGCCCCCGGCGTCGGCGTAGAGCTCGACGAAGTCGCCCCGGCTGCCCAGGGTGAACGTCGAGCGCCCCTCGATGGTGTCGCTCCCCGTCGCCGCGATGGTGACGAGGTTCGTCGAGGAGTCCGTCTTGCGGAACGCGTAGAGCGCCCCGCGACCCGCGACCGTCGACCGGGCAGCGCTCGGGAGGGTGGCCGTGATGGCTCCCCCCGATGCGCTGCACGAGTACGACCCCGCGCCGTTGTCGACGGTGAAGGACGACGTCTTGGACGCCGCCTTCACCGCGATCGAATCGAATGCGGTTACGCCCATGGTCGTGCCTCAGGTCGGGTTGACGCCGAAGACGTGCCGCCAGTCGTCGCAGCCGTGACGCGCCCGGAAGAACGTCATGCTGGTCTGATTCATCTGGTGGATGTTCTGGTCGCTCAGGCTGTCGGCCTTGACGTCCCACTCCCAGAACAGGCCGCCCTCCTGCCAGTCGGTGAGCACGAACCAGAACGTGGTCGTGTGCGCGTCGAGGAAGGGATTCACCACCACCTCGTCGAGATCGTTGCCGACCACCTTCGGATCGTTGTTCGCGCTGCCGAGCGTCTTGCCCGCCTGGCTCAGCTTCTTCGCCGTGTGGGCGAGGGCCGCCGGGACGACGAGCTTCTGCGGCATCAGGTTGACGATCATGCCGTCAGCGCCGGTCATGGTCCGCAGCGCGGTATAGACGTCCTCCAGGGACGTCTCGGACAGCGCCGCCGCCGTCGACAGCATGTTGGAGCCGTCGTTGCTGTTCGTGCCCACGATGAGGTGGGTCGTCGAGCAGATCGGCTTGCCGTCGGCCGTCGCCGCGAACGACGTGTTGAAGGCCCGGCCCAGCGTCTGCGCGGCCAGGTAGTCGGGCGTCATGTTCGCCGACCGGCCCAGCGTCTGCATCATCTTGCCGAGATCCTTGTAGCGGTTGTCCCGCGCCAGCTCCCACGACTGGGTCACCGACCCGGCGTAGATGCTGTAGGTCCACGACTTGTTCGTGCCTTGCTTGACGGAGAGCGGCTGAACCGTCGCGTTCTCGTTCTTGAGAGCGAGCTGCGCCGTTCCGCCGAACTCGACCGCGTGCCGCACGGCCTCGGTGCCCTGCGAGACCTTGAAGATCTTCGGGAACACCTGCTTGACGGACTTCGCGCCGAGACCGAAATACTTTCGGTTCACCGGCTCGACGGCCGCCCACATCTCTGCAGTCTGAATCGTGCTCATGGCTTACTCCCGTCAGATCCCGGTGGTGGTGAGCGCGGGCTCGAGGACGGCCGCGTTGATGACGACGATCGCGTGCTGGTGCGTCGCCGAAGCGATGTCGACGTCGCCGGCCACGACGAAGTCATTCAGGCGAAGCGGCAGCGTCGCCGTGGTCGCGACCGAGGCCGCGTTGACGTCCTGCTGCGAGTAGCCGTTGACGCCCGCCGCGAGGTTGATGGACACGTTCGCGCCCAGCGCCGCCCGGGTCAGGACGGTGTCGATGGAGCAGCGGAACTTGACGCCCGCGACGTTCTCCACGACCGATGCGTAGATGGCGTCGTCGGGGAAGATGCCCGAACCGCTGTAGGTCGTGGCTGCCGGCAGGTTCTTCGAACCGACGCGGACGCCGTTGGCGTCGACGTAGCTGAAGCCCATCGCGACCGAGGCGACCGCCGTGGTACGGGTGCCCGAGGTGGCGAAACCTAGGACGTTGCCGTTCGTGTCGAAGTCGACGACGTCGCGGTTGCTGATGGCGTTGCTGTTGTTCGACGTGACCTGGCGACGGACGTACGTGACGGTGCCGCCCGGCCCGCCGTACGTCTGGGGCTGAAAGCCCCCGAATTTCTTGTTCGTAGGCATCTCAACCCTCCTTCAGAATCTCGGTGTGCGACTTGCTCGGATCCGTGGAAATCCCAGCGCGGTAGCTGCCTTCCCAGCGGCCGTCGGCGCCCTTGAAGGCTTCCGAGTCGCCGCGCTGGAGGCGCTTGGCCTGCGCGCCGTCGCGCAGCCGGTTGTACTCGTCCCAGATCGCCGCGTTGTCTTCGGGCGTCTCCAGGCAGACGAGATCGCCGTGGGTCAGCGCCGTGTCGATGCCGACCGTGTCGTCATCGCGCTTGCGACCGGGCTTCGCCCCGGCGTTGCTGACCACGGTCCAAGGCGCCGCCTTGCAGTGCCCGACCTCGCGATCACCAACGAACTGCTCTTGCAGGAACCTGCCGAAGTAGCGGTTCGACTGCGGGTCCTTCGCGTGGAACCATTGCCGCCGGTACCCGGGGCGGTGGCCAGCCTGGTCGGCGATTGTCGCCTTGACGAAGACCGGCTGTTTCTTGAAGTCGGCGCGGGGGCCGCCGCTGGAATCGTTCGGTGCGGACATGCGGTGAACTCCGTCCCTGGTTTCACAGCGGCGGCCCGGGTCAGGCGCGAGGCTGGGATTGGGTCGGACTCACCGCGGCTCGTCAGGCGTTAGCCGTTCGAGGGGCGGGAATTGCGTCCTGTCTTCAATGCTGCGGGGTGCGTGGCACCGGCCGCAAGGTGGTTGGGACTCTTGAAAAGGCTATTGACGGCTCAGCGCACGTGCGACCAGGACTTGCCGCTGACGACAGCGTCGATCGCCTGCTTCGACACGC